CAACCATAACTTCGTGAAAACCGTTTGTCAAATTTTTTTATCTCTCTGATAATTTTTTAGAAAAAAGTTTACATACTGCACAACTGTATCTCTTGTGCGATTTCTACTTAGGTATGTTTGCATCATGCAAAGAGACTACTCACACCAGGAATGGCCGGAAGATCGCTGGCCGAATTTCTCGTTTGACGAGATGAAATGTTCGGCAACGGGTATGTGCCGGGTGGATGAGGATCTGATGGATAAGTTGCAGCGATTGCGAGAAGCAGTGGGTAAGCCCTTGACAATTACGTCGGGGTATCGATCACCCGATCATCCGATTGAGGCGGCTAAGTTGGCAGACGGCAAGCCAACCGGTTCGCATACCTCCGGCAAAGCGGTGGATGTGGCATGTGAAAGGGTGTTTGCGTATCAGGTGCTTTTTGCAGCGGTGAAGTTAGGGTTTACGGGTATCGGGGTGCAGCAGTCCGGAGCAAGAAGGTTTTTGCATCTGGACACTATCGGTTCGGGTGACGGGTTTCATGTTCCGCGTCCGGCATTGTGGAGTTACTGATGGCGTTAAGTGATTTACAGCAACAGGCAGTGCAACTGATTGTGCTGGATCGGTGGAATCCGGACAAGTGCGGAGAGAAAGTAGCCAAAACACTGGATGTGAATCGGTCTACAGTGGCTGCATGGCGTAAAAAGCCTGAGTTCAAGGATGCGCTACAGGAAGAACTGGATAGAGATCGAAAGAATTTTGACAACGTGCCGTTGGCCTGGCGAAAGAACCGGGTTTTGGCGTTGGAAGAGATTTACAACAAGATCGACGACAAGCGTGTAGCGCTGAAGTTGAAAGTGTTGAAAGAAATCCGCGAGGAAGTGGGCGATAACCGCCTACAGGTCGAGCATACGGTGGAAGTTAAGCCGTTGAACGCACCGCCAGTGGCTGAGAGCTACGAGGAATGGCTGAAACAGAATGAGCAGATGGTGGAAGCGCAATACACGATTGAGGAAACAGTGGCATGAACGAAGATCAATTAACAAGAGCTTTAACTGAAAATTTTTTACGAGATCGACTACAGCCTATGCCGTCTTTGTCACCGGAACAACAAGAGGCTTTAGCCAAATTAGTGCAGGGTTCTATGAGTCATAAAACGCAAGTTGATCCAGATGCGCGAACTAGTCGGTTTGATGACATAACTCTTCATAGAAAATTGTCAGGCACACGGCCAATAGCCCCTTACATCGCACTTCCGACTTCTGATAAAATCCAAAAAGCCTCAATTTATGGGCAAATGGATCAAGTAAGCGATGAGTCAGAACAAGAATTTATAAGAAACAACCCAAGATACCGTAAAGATAAGCCCTGATGATACTTGAAGAGCAGACCTATCGGCCAAAAATCTATCCAACCGATAGTCGTGCGCCCAAGATTGTGGACGATTGGGGCGGTCTGCACCGTGAAAACAAAGATTGGCGTAGTGTTCCGGTTGAAAAGCCGAAAAAAGTCAAGGTCAAGGCAAAATGAACTGGCAACCGCAGGTCGGCCCCCAAGAAAAGGCGATACGTGCCAATTTTGTAGATGAAATATTCTACGGAGGCGGTCGAGGTGGCGGTAAGTCGTGGACATTGTGCTACATGTTCCTGATGGGTGTCCAAAAATACGGTGAACACTGGAAAGGTGTGTTGTTTCGGCGAACCTACCCGGAGTTGGACGAGATTATAGACCAGACGCGCAAAATGTATCGTGATTTTTATCCGGATGCAGAATACAAGGTCGGAACGCACACATGGCAGTTTCCAAACGGGGCTACACTCAAGCTCAGACACATAGAAAACGAGGCCGATGCAGACCATTATCAGGGTATGGCTTTTACGTTTGTTGCTTTTGATGAGTTAGGTAGCTGGAGTGACTTAAAAGCCTATCACAAGATTAAAGCGTGTTTGCGTTCTGGTAGTGCCGATGTTCCGGACAAGAAAATTGTCAGTTCCGGTAACCCTGGTGGGCCAAATCACCAAAATATCAAAAAATACTTTATTGACCCTGCACCCGAAGGAACAGTGATTTCGGGCGAAGACGGCATGAGCCGTATGTATATCCGCAGTCTGGTTACGGACAACAAGATTTTGTTAGACCGCGATCCGCACTACATCAACCGTTTGAAAAGCGTGGGCGACGAGCATTTGGTAAAGGCATGGCTGGAAGGCGATTGGGATGCGTTCGTCGGCCAATATTTTACGAACTGGAACGAAAAGAAGATCACGGTTAACAGTTACGAAATACCCGAACACTGGCCGTTGTTTGGCGCTATGGATTACGGTGAAGCTGCACCCACTTCTTTTGGCCTATACACGGTAGACTACGATGGCAACGTCTACCGCATTGCAGAATACTACCAGGACAACGCAAGTGCATCGCAACATGCAGACAATATCACAAAGATGATTGAGAGTTGTCCGTTTACGGATGGACGCTACCCACAAACGATCTATTGCGATCCGTCAATGTTTACCAAACGCAGGTTGTCGGCTGCTATTTCTCATTCACCGGCAGATGTGTTTGCAGAGCATGGGTTGTTTTTAACCAGAGCATCCAACGACCGCATCACCGGATGGCGCGTGATTAACGACGCGCTGATTAAAGAACGCTTTTTCTGCTTTAACGGCTGGAACGATGCACTGATGCGAACTATGCCGGCGTTGCCGAGAAGCAACAAGAATCCGGAGGATCTGGACACTCACGCAGAAGACCACGCAGCGGATGAATTACGCTATGCAATGATGCACGTATATCGACCGCACAAGCCGGAAGATGAACAACCGTATGAAGGCACCGGACAAGAAGTTATTGACATGATGGAACAAGGCTGGGGCGTACGCAAAGGGCGTTACGCACTGGCATAACAGGAGAAAATGCTATGAAGGGTTTTAACGGAACGCCAATGACAACCAAGCCGAACCGCAGTAAGAAAGGCACTCGCGTAACGCCGAAGGCGGCAGGGTCGGACAACTTGAAGAAGGTCGGCAAAGGCAAATAGTTTGAAGCAGAAACAAATTGAATACTGGCGTGGAGCCATAGAGGACGGTCGTAAGTATATGAAGACGCGCCACAAAACGTGGCGTAGACTTTTAAAGACTTACGAGTTGGACTTTGATGTGCCTGGTCTGGACGAGGATAAGATTGTCAAGATTAGTCGCATGTATCCATTGGCACGTCAGATCATAGCCAGTGTTTCTTTTAACTATCCGCATGTATTCTTCAAGGTTGAGGAACCGGGTAGAGAGTTTGCTGCGGAGATACTGGAGCGTGTAGCCAATGCTGCGTTAGAGCAGATGGATGCAAAACGCGAAGTGCAACAGGTCATCTTTGATGCGCTGTTTTGTAGTGTGGGTTGGTTGAAGTTTGGCTATAACCCACCGGGTGATGATGACATCGTTGCACCATACACGATTAACGATGCTCAGGAAAACGACTTTCCGTATGTGCATCGGGTGTCGCCGTTTAACGTCTACGTCGATCCGTTATGTCCTCCGCACAAATTGTCAGGCGCACGGTATATCATCGAAAAGATGATGGTGCCTTTAGAGTTTGTGAAAGAGGATGACCGTTTTGTAAACCGTAGGCAGATAGAGGCGATGTCCGATGACGATCAGGCCGACGCTTTTATTTATGACATGCAAGATGCAGAACATTCTGACGAGTATGACGCGGTGCAGCATTCCAAGCAGGGTCAGATGGTTTGCCTGTATGAAATCCATGACCGCTTGCACAAAAAGCGCATCACATTTGCCGAAGGGGTCACCGATCCGATTGAAGAAGTCGATCATCCGTTTCTTGCAATGAACCCTATTACAGAAACCGATCCGTTCACCGGCGAAGAACGTATGACGGGTGAGTTTGAACCGGCTGGTGGCTATCTGATGGACGGTGGCTTTCCATACCACGCACTGCGGTTTGACCAGACCGAACGCTCGTTTTACGGCGAACCGCCAATGGCGTATGTCGAGGACACGCAGTCACTCATTGTCGAATCCGTATCACGCAGAGCCGATTTGTTAAAAAGATTCCAGCGCGTGGTCTTAGCCTCGCGCCGTGAACGCGAAGCCAACCAGGACATTGGTGATACGTTAGAAGGCGGTCGTGACGGTGAGATCATCTGGGTGGAAGATCCAAGCACTTCGATGCGCGAAATGAACTTTGGCAACCCTCCACCGGATCAGTTGGGTCTGGAGTCGGATGCACAAAGCTACGAGGAACAAAGTTTAAACGTATCGCAGATGGCGATGGGCGGTGGGCCGAAAGTCACAGCCACGCAAGCCTCTTTGTCTGCAAGTTTTGCTCAGGTCAACCGCGAATGGATGCAGTTGCGCGTAGCCGATTGCTACCGTGCTGTTGTTCGCAACTCGTTACGTATGATGGCCGATGAAAGATATTTACCCGATGACTTCTTAGTCAACGTAGCAAGAGATACCGAAGATCCGGTATACGAGGCGGTGACCGCTGACATTTTACGGATACGTTACAAGATTGACATCGAAGCCGGTAGTATGCAGCCGTTGACGGAACAACTTGAACGTCAGGACGCTCTACAGCTTTTCAACATGACAATTAACTTGCCAGAAATAAACCGCATCGAAGCAATCAAGTCATTGTTGGCATCGTTTCGTGTTCAAGATCCTGATAAATATTTAGGTGATGCAGAAGACGGTGACACGTTGAAAGCGGCACAACTGGAAAACGTAGCCTACCTGATTAACGGTGGCGATCCGGGTGTCACGCCAAACGAGAATCACCAGATGCACATACAAATCCACCAACAGATACAGCAACTTCCACAGTTCCAGCAACTACTGCCACAACAACAGCAACAGGTTATGGGCGTGGTGCAAAACCACATACAGCAACATCAACAAATGCTAAACCAGATGGCGCAAGGTCAAGCACCGCAAGCAGCCGGTGGAGGTGGCAGTAACGCCGGCGTAGCAGAAGGAAACATTTTATCACTCGTACGCAGTCAGGCACAAGAAGTTAGTCAGGCCGTACAGAACGCACCGGGTCAAGGATAATGCTGGTATTTCACGATTACGAATGCGAAGACGGGCATCGTCAGATTGACGTAGCCAACGACTCAAGCAAAGTCAGGCGCACGATTAAATGCGACCAGTGCGACAAACGTGCAGCCATGTTGTTTATCAAGAGCAACTTCATACATAACTCACACAGCAATATGTATGGCAAGTTTCACGCTGGCTTTGGTGAAGTGGTAGAGAGCTACAGCCATAAACAGGAATTGTTAAAAAAATACAACGTGACAGAGAGTGCCGATGCAGTTGGTGGTTCTCGATGTCATATAAACTCCAATGTAACAGACTCAACTCCAACAGATACCCCAACGCCTTCTTTTGGTAACACACCCGAAGAAGCAGTGGCTCTGGCAGAGAAGAGATTTAACGAAGGAGCAGATTAGATGTCCGAATCAGCACTCGCTTTGGACTCCGGTGCGGAAGACACGTCACCTTCAGAGGGTTCATCCAGTGAAGAGTCAACTGAATCATCACTTGATTTTTTCACAGATGACACACCCAATGAAGCACCGTCGGAAACATCTGGACACTCTGATGCACAGTCAGATTTTGACCCGGAACGGCACGATTGGTTACGCGGTAACGCAGACAATGTGCCGGAGCAGTATCAGCCGTTAGTTCCGCTCGCAAAAAACATGCAAGCGCAATTCACGCGTACGCAACAGGACTTAGCAGAGCAGCGCCGACAGATCGAAGCACAACAGGGCGAATGGGCCAACAGGGTGCAAACCCTCGTTACACCCCAACAGCAGCAGCAAGATCCGGTTGATGCAATGAGAGCCAACCTTTCTGAAGATGAAGCTCGCGGTGTAGATGCCGTAGAGCAGATCATTAAACATAGGGTAGGCAATGCAGTAAACGATCTGAACAGTCAGGTGCAGCAGTTACAGCAACAGTTGGCTACGGCCAACAATTACGTGCAGGGTCAGCAGACCGCGCATATTGCCACGCAGGTGGGTGATGCGCGACAGGCGTATGGCAATGATTTAGATGCGTATACCGATCAAATTGTTGCTACGACCAAGATCGCTAACCCGACGACGGGTAACCCGTATACGGTGAAAGAGGCGTATGAGCTACACGCAGGTATCACTGCTCAAAAGGCAGCCGATTTGCGTAACAGCGATACGTCAGCACGTAAGTCCTCAAAACGTGCAGTGCGTGGAACGCAAGGTGTTGATGCAACGGAAAGTGACGGCCCATTAACAGATTCTGATGTTTTATCAGGGTTATCCAAATTGGGTTTTGAATAAGGAAAAATAGATTATGGCAGCAACATCACGTACTTCAGTTTTCGATGCCGCGTGGACTTTAACTATGCGGGCCAAGCGCAAAGAGTTGACCGATAACTTCTTTGACGCATACCCAACTTTAGACATGTTTCGTAAAGGTGGAGCATTAGTTACAGACAACGGTGGCAAAGAGATACAGGCAGACATTTTGTATGCCGGTAACTCAGCGCAATATTTCTCAGGCTATGACGTACTTAACACAGATGCGGTCGATGGAATCACAGCCGCGTTCTATCCGTTCCGGTACGCCGCAGTGCCTATTACGATCAACTTTACCGAAGAACAAGAGAACCGTAAACGCGAAGCTGTTATGTCGCTTTTGGAAGCAAAGACTCGTCAGTCCATGCTTACGTTGCGCGATCAGATTAATGCCTCGTTGTATTCTGCTCAGACCGGTAAGGCTCCGTTAGGATTCCAAGACATTATTGCTGATGCACCGGGAACGACTCCAACTACGTTGGGCGGTATCACGGTGTCCGGTAATTCATGGTGGAAAAACAAAACGGAAGATGCGTCTGGTGATACATCGTTTAGAACGATTACCGGAACAAACTTTTACGAAGGTATGTTGCGGATGGCAAGTCTTTGGAATGCAACATCCGAAGGCAATGAACAGCCAACCAATATCTTCACGACAAATTCTATTTACGCACAGTTTGAAGAGATATTTGAAGGCACGGGTTATCAGCGTCTTTCGGGTAACGATTCGCCGGGTGTAGATGGCCGTTTGCCGTCGTTTCGTGGTATTCCGGTGCAGTATGACCGTGACTGCGGATCGGGTCGTATGTATTTCTTCAATACCAATTACTTGAAGATGCACATGCAGTCAGGTATGAATTTTAGCAAGACTCCATTCCGCGAAAATGCAAATCAAATGGCGAAGGTCGCCTTTATCACTGTGGGTTTAAACCTAGTTACCTCGAATCGTCGTCGTCAGGGTGTAATTACAGGTATCAGTTAATAAACAATTCCAAGACGCAAGCCAATGCGTCTTTTGAGCCGAGCAAAAAGGCAAAGGAGAAATAGAAATGCCAAGTGGAGCGCAAGACCTGGGAACAGGTTATAACAATGCAACAACAGATTCGTTAGGGTCGATTGCCGGTGCAACCGGTGGATCACCACAAGGAATCTACGAAGAGTCATCAACACAGGAATATCCTATCGGAACCAAGCGTGAGTTTGAAGACGGTCGAGTATTTCGTTACGGAAGTTTTGCCGGTG